CGCAGACAGGACGCCCGACCTGACGATGCACAGACTGCGCGGCGAATCCTTGTGCAAGGGGTAATACCATGGCTTCCACAACCTTCTCAGGTCCCGTGACCTCGACCAACGGCTTCGTTGGCTCCGTCACCGGTGATGTCTCGGGCGACGTGACCGTCACCAGCTTCGTTAAGCTCACCGCCATCGCGACCGCATCGCTGCCCGCAGCCGCTGCTGGCAACGCTGGTCAAGTTCGCCTCATCAACGACAACGGCGCTGGCGACGATGAGTACTGCCTCGTCATCTCGACCGGCTCTGCTTGGGTCACTGCTGTTGGCGCAGCCCTCAGCTAATAGGAGGCCCTGATGGCCGACGAATATGACGTAAGCTCTAAACGCCTGACGGGCACAGGTGCGGCTTCAATTGGCCGCGCTCGTATTCGTCAGGTGGTCGCGACGGTGTCTGGGGCTGGCAGGATCACATTGACCTCTGGTGACGGCGGAACAACCAAGATCGACTTGGATTTTGGTGCCGCGGGTACCTATGACATCTTCATCCCCGGGAACGGCGTTCTTTTTGAGGCCGATCCCTATATCTCAACGGCAACCAACGTTACTGCTGTGACGCTGTTCTGGTCGTAAGGAGAACTGAATGGCTCGGGAGCTATCATCCATCTCTCGGTTCGGGCTCACCGAGCCATTCGAACTTCAAGTTTCTCGTGGCCAGATCACAGGCCATAGGGCTGTCACGGTGTTTGGGTATAATCCAGACGTCGATACCGCCCGTGTTACCGTATGGCCGCACACTGGGATCATCCCGCTCCCTGCGGCTGCGCTCCAGCTGAAAGTCAGCTCCTCCAATGCCAACGACACTGCCGCAGGGACGGGGGCAAGAACCGTATATGTGGCTGGCCTTGATGCCAACCATAACGAGATTGAAGAGATCGTCACCCTAAACGGCCAGACAGCGGTGCTGACGACGCAGTCGTTCCTCCACATCAACAACGCCTACGTTGCCACCGCAGGCTCGGGACTTTCCGCTGCCGGAGACATTTACTTCGGAGATGGTGTGGTGACGGCAGGTGTTCCTGCTACCGTCTACGATCTTATCAAGTTTGACTACAACCAGCGGATCACCGCGAGTTACACCGTCCCCGCCGGATATACGGCATATGTATCTGAGGGGATGTTCTCCGCTGGACAGCCGGGTGGTTCGGCGCAGGTCGTTGGGCGGCTTCTTACTGTGGGGGCCGACGGTATCCGCCGCTCCGCAGCAATTACCACAGTCAACAACGGCTCTGCCGACTACAGGTTTCACTACCCGATTCGAATCCCTGAGAAAACGACCGTTGAGGCGTCCGCGCAGGGAAGTTCAAACAACAACGAGGCTTCGGCCATGTTCGTTCTGCTGCTGGTGTCAAATGGCTAAAACCCCCGCATGGCAACGCAAAGAAGGCAAGAACCCAAAAGGCGGACTGAACGCCAAGGGTCGCGCCAGCTATAACCGCGCAAATCCGGGCAAGCCGGGGCTAAAGGCTCCGCAGCCCGAGGGTGGCGCTCGCAGAGATAGCTTCTGTGCCCGGATGAAAGGCATGAAGAAGAAGCTCACGTCGGCCAAGACGGCCAATGACCCCAACAGCAGGATCAATAAGAGCCTGCGAGCATGGAAGTGCTGATATGCCGGGGCTCCAGAAACCGACTCCAAAAGCGAAGCCCAAGGCTGCAAGGCAATTCGACAAGGGCGACCGGGACAAGCTGAAGATTTATGGGGATGTGCCCGATAATCGACCAAAAGGGCGCGTGTACACGCCGGAACTAATGGACGCCACCAAGCGACTCCGCAAGAAGAAGGGGGTAGGTATTTGACATGCCGTTGAACGCTAAGGGCAAAAAGATCAAGGCCGCGATGGCCAAACAGTATGGTAAGGAGGCCGGTGCTCGCGTCTTCTATGCTGCTGAGAACAAGGGCACCATCAAGGGTGTGAAAAAGGGGAAGAAGAAATGATGAACCGCGGAAACATGGGCATGCAGATCGCCAATGCCCCGGCAAGCCGCCTTCCTGTCGTGACCAAGCTCGATGCAATGCGCGCCAAGCCGATGGGCATGAAAAAGGGTGGAATGGTCAAAGGCTACGCCAAAGGTGGGCCAGTCACTCGTGGCGACGGCTGCTGCATGAAGGGCAAAACCAAAGGGAAGATGTGCTGATGGCCAAGAAACCCGCAAAGCAGGTCGACGCCGAAGTCGTCGCGGTAGTGGGGGCTGCTGCCGCCGCCTCTACCGGAACCCCGAAGTTCACCCCGTGCAACCAGTGCGGCAACCCGGGCGATTGCGCCCGTCGCGCGAAGTGCTCGAAAGGCTTCAAGTAAGCCATGGGTCGCACCAACGAGAAACTGTGGGAGCAGGCCAAGGCGCAAGCCAAGGCTAAGATGGGCGGAAAGCACTCCGCCCGCGCCATGCAGCTCGCTGGTAAAATCTACAAAGAGAAGGGCGGCGGATATACGGGTGAAAAGACTGCCGCCCAAAAGTCCATGACGAAGTGGACCAAGGAAGACTGGGGCACCAAGAGCGGTAAGCCGTCTGGCAAGACTGGTGAGCGGTATCTCCCGAAAAAGGCGCGTGACGCTCTGAGCCCTGCGGAGTATGCTGCAACCACCCGAGCCAAGCGTGAGGGGACCGCCAAGGGCAAACAGTTCGTGGCTCAGCCGAAACGGATCGCGAAGAAGACCGCGAAATTCAGGGACTAAACCATGGCCGTCATTGTACCCGATCTGCCTGAACTGTTTGAGGAAGCCTTCGAGCGGGCTGGCCTTGAGATGCGCTCTGGTTACGACCTTAAAACGGCGCGGCGTAGCCTCAACCTGCTGACGCTCGAGTGGGCTAACCGTGGCCTGAACCTCTTCACGATTGAGGCTGGCACGCTGTCTCTGGTGGCGGGGACCGAGACCTACACGCTGCCGACTGGGACCATCGACATCATCGAACACCAGCTGCGCACGGGAACCGGCACTTCGCAGGTGGACACGGCGCTCGAGCGCATTTCTGTCGCGACCTACGCTCAGCAGACCAACAAGCAGATCACCGGTCGCCCGACCCAAGTGTTCGTGCAGCGCCTGCCGACGAGCACGACCGTCACCTTTTGGCCGAAGCCGGACAACTCCCAGAGCTACACGCTGTTTTACTATCGCCTGAAAGGCATCGACGGCCTTGCCTCTGGGATTGGCGGCGACACCACCAGCATCCCTCCGCGCTTTGTCCCGGCCCTCGTGGCAGGTCTGGCCTATTACATCGCCATGAAGAAGCCGCAGGTCATGGACAGGGTCCTGCCACTCAAGCAGATTTACGATGAGCAGTTTGATCTTGCCGCTGGTGAGGACCGTGACCGCTCTTCGGTGATGTTCGTGCCGTTCAACACGATGATGATCGGGGGTGCCTGATGCCCGCCTACGCTCGAGGGAGTAAAGCTCTCGGTATCTGTGACCGGAGCGGGTTCACCTACAAACTCTCCGACCTCGTCTGGGAATACCAGAACGGGGTCAAGACGGGTTTTCGCGTGGGTCGGGACATCGCCGACCCGGATCAGCCGCAGAACTTCTTGGGTCGTTTGAAGATCAACGATCCGCAGGCACTGATGAATCCTCGCCCCGACTACGCTCCGGGCAACGGGTTGTTCGGATGGAATCCCGTTTGGAACCCCCTGCAGTATATGGTAGGGTCTGTAGGAACCGTGACCGTGGTCACAACTGATGGAGAATGAGATGAAGGGTAAGTTGAAAGTTACCGCCTCCGGGGGTAAAAATCCCGGTGCTAACTTGAAGCCAATGAGCAAGCTTGCTCCGAAGGCATCAAAGCGTCCTATGACCCGCACCGACAAAGAGATCAGCGACATGGCTGACCACTCGATCAAGCAAGGTATCAAGTACCAGAAAGCTGGCGGCAAAGTGTCCAAGATGGCCATGGGCGGTAAGTGCCGCGGCATGGGAGCGGCCACCAAGGGCGGTAGCTACAGCAAGGCTGGCTAAACATGAACTATACGCAGCTCTCTCAGGCACTACAGGATTATCTAGAGACCTCGGAAACGAGCTTTGTCTCGAATATTCCTGTATTCGTTCAGCAGGCTGAGGAGCGTATCTATCGCTCGGTGCAGATTCCAGAGCTGCGTAAGAACGCCACCGCCTCAACGACGGCGGGCAACCAATACCTTGGCCGCCCGTCTGACTTCCTGTCTGTGTTCTCACTGGCCGTTGTGGATGGCTCTGGGAACTACAGCTACCTGTACGACAAAGATGTCAACTTCATCCGCGAGGCCTATCCGGGCCCATCGACGCAGGGGCTGCCGAAGTACTACGCGCAGTTTGACGGCGATCAGACCGGCACAGAGGGTAACTTCATTCTTGGGCCTACCCCTAACGCAGTGTACACCGTTGAGCTGCATTACTACTACGACCCGCCGTCCATCGTTGACACGGGCACGTCGTGGCTCGGGGATAACGCAGAGACTGCACTACTCTATGGGGCGCTTGTTGAGGCTTATACATACCTCAAGGGTGACGCTGATATGCTGCAGCTCTACACGAACCGATACAATGAGGCCATGGCGCAGCTCTTTGGTATCGACCTACGGTCCAAGCGTGACGACTACCGTGATGGCGTTAAGAGCGGGATGGGGGCATAAGTATGTTCGTAGCCTCTATGAACCTCCCCCTGACTCCCATCGTGACAGTCACGACTACCAGTGGTCGAGGTCAAACCCCGGAAGAGGTCGCTGAGCGTTGCGTGAACAAGCTCATCAGCGTATCCGACACGGCTCCGCAAGAGATCAGGGATCAGGCGCTCGCCTACCGCGCTTCGCTGCTCAGAGTCGTGACGGTGTATATGAAAGAGGCAGTTACCAACGACCGCCTTACTGTGTATAATGCGCTCGTAGAGGCTGGGCACCCACAACTGGCTGCGGCCATTCAAAAGCTATAGGAGGCCGCGATGGCAATCACTCAGGCAATGTGCACTTCGTTCAAGGACCAGCTTCTGGAAGCAGTCCACGACTTCCGTTCAAGCGGTGGTGACACCTTCAAGATCGCTCTTTACTCAAGCGCAGCGACTTTGGATGCTACCACTACTGCTTATACCTCCGCTGATGAGGTAACTAACTCTGGCACCTACTCTGCTGGCGGCGGGACGCTGACCAACGTCAGTCCGACCACGTCTGGCACCACTGCGTTCACGGACTTCGACGACATCTCGTTCACGTCGGCAACCATCAACGCTCGTGGCGCTCTGATCTACAACTCTACCCCGACCCACACCTACACCAACCCCTCGGTGGCAGTGCTGGACTTCGGCGGCGACAAGATTTCTACGTCGGGTACCTTCACCATTCAGTTCCCCACGGCAGACGCCTCGAACGCCATCATCCGTATCGTCTAAGGAAGTGCCATGGCTCTCGTAGTAGCTGATCGTGTCCAAGAAACCACGAGCACCACGGGCACGTCCAGTTACGCCCTGCTAGGTGCCGCCACTGGCTATCAGTCCTTTGGGGCTGTGTTGGCTGATGGGGACACGACATACTACGCGATTACCAACGATACCGACTGGGAAGTTGGTATTGGCACTTACTCGACTACGGGCCCGACGCTAGACCGCACGACAATACTTGACTCGAGCAACAGCGGTTCTGCCGTGGACTGGGGTGTTGGCGTCAAGAACATCTTCATCTCCTATGCTGCCAGCAAAGCGTCGTTTCTTGACGCAAACGGAGACCTACTTGTCGCTGACAAGATCGTTCATACCGGTGACACTAACACCGCTATTCGCTTCCCAGCCGCAGATACCGTCTCGGTCGAGACCGGGGGCACTGAACGCCTCAAGGTCGAGAACACCGCCATCACGGCTGCAGTTCCGATTGTTCTTCCAGCCGATCCAACCTCTGCTCTACAGGCAGCCACCAAGGAGTATGTGGACACCATTGCATCGGCGGGCATCCACTACCACGCCCCGGTACGTGTAGAGTCCCCGACCAACCTGAACGCCACCTACAACAACGGCACCTCTGGTGTCGGAGCAACCCTGACCAATGCAGGGACGCAGGCTGCACTCGTGCTCGACGGCGTGACGGTGGCAACCAATGATCGTGTCCTGATCTATACCCAGACCGATCAGACCCAGAACGGGGTCTACACGGTCACCGATACTGGCTCCGGTAGTACCAACTGGGTCCTGACCCGCTCGACGGACACTGACACTTATGGCCCAAGTGATCCTGACGGTCTTGGCGGCGGCGATGCGTTCTTCGTGCAGCAGGGTAATACCGGTGCGGGCGAACTCTACGTCTGCAACAATGTCGGTACGATCACCTTTGGCACGACGAACATCACGTTTATCCAGATTGCAGCCACGGCAGTTTACACGGCTGGTACGGGCATCTCCCTAACCAACAACGTCGTCACGAACACTGCCCCTGACCAGACGGTCACGCTGACCCAAGGCGGTGCGACAACGATCACGGGAACATACCCGAACTTTACGATCACCTCTACGGACACGACCTATTCGGCGGGCAACGGCATTGGTCTCACAGGGACGACCTTCTCCGTTGCGGCTGGTAGCGGCCTCACACAGGACACTGACGGCCTCTCGCACTCCGATACGTCGTCTCAGTCGAGCGTTGATAACACTGGCGCGACGTTCATTCAGGATGTCACCCTTGATGGCTTTGGGCATGTTACTGGGCTGGCCTCTGTTACGGTGACGCCATCACTGATTGGGGCTCCCAGCACTACGGGTGTGGGTGCCTCTGGCTCTTGGGGAATTTCTGTCACCGGAACCGCGTCCAACGTCACGGGGACGGTTGCTGTCGCAAATGGCGGCACTGGAGCTACAACGGCGGCACAAGCACTGACAAATTTGGGGCTTACTGCCACGGCAGCGGAGCTCAACACCTTGGACGGCATCACTGCCACGGTCACTGAGCTGAACTACACTGGCGGTGTTACCTCAAACATTCAAACCCAGCTCGATGCCAAGGCTCCTCTGGCGTCTCCTGCCCTTACCGGGACGCCCACTGCTCCGACCGCAGCCGTCGGAACGAACACCACTCAGGTTGCCACGACTGCCTTCGTCAACGCCGAGATCGCAAACGACGCCCCCACTAAGACTGGAACAGGCGCCTCAGGCACTTGGGGTATCAGCGTTACGGGTAACGCAGGGACTGCGACTACTTTGGCCACTGCGCGCACGATTAACGGTGTGAGCTTTAACGGCAGCGCGAACATCAACGTGCCTGACCTCAGAGACTCCAATGGAGCCACGCTTGTCGACGGTACTGGGGTGGCCTCCGCGGTCAACTACGTCTCGTTGACCAACGCTGCAACTGGCGGTACCGTGGCGCTATCGACTGCAGGGACCGACACCAATATCCCATTCGAAATCACCACCAAGGGTACCGGCTCTGTCACTGTATCGACGGCTGGTGGTGCGATTCTTCTCCGTCCCGGGACTTCTGGCGTTCGTATTTACGACGACAGCAATGCGTTCTACCACAACGTTGCTACCGGCACGATGACGGCCAACCGGACGCTTACGCTTCCTAATGCTAACGTCACGCTGGTGAGCGGAACCATGGTACCCACCACCGGTACCGGCGCGACCGGGACTTGGGGCATCAGCATCAGCGGGAACGCTGCTACGGCCACCACAGCCACGACCGCAAACGCCCTCGCAACTGGGAACAACTACCAAGTCAATAGCTTGGGGGTCGGAACCGCAGCGTCTGGAACGGCTGGGGAGATTCGGGCCACCAACAACGTCACGGCCTATTACTCCGATGACCGCTTGAAGACACGGCTCGGCACCATTGACGATGCCCTCGGGAAGCTTATGTCGCTGTCCGGCTTCTATTATGAAGCAAATGAGGTTGCGCAGGCGCTGGGCTATGAGGTCAAGAAAGAGGTCGGGGTCTCTGCGCAAGAAGTTCAGGCTGTGATGCCTGAGGTTGTTGCCCCTGCGCCCATTGATGAGCAGTATCTCACGGTAAGGTACGAGCGTCTTGTCCCCTTGCTGATTGAAGCCATCAAGGCGCAGCAGGCACAGATCGACGACCTACGCCGCAAGCTGGAGGGCTGACATGGTACTTCCAACGGGTGCTATTAGCATGTCTCAGGTGAACACTGAGCTTGGGAGGTCGGCGACTGCGGCATTAGACCTGAATGATGCCGATGTCAGATCACTCGCCGAAAAGCCGACTGGGGCCATCAGCTTGAACGACCTGCGCGGTAAGGGCTCTGCTGTGTCTGTGACCTATACGGGCGGCGCAGGAACATCTTCTAACCTGCTTACATACTCGTTCAGCGCCGTTCCCATTGGGGCCGCTTCAACTGGACGCCTTGTTGTCGCCACGGCCAGCACGAACTCAGGATATTACCCAGTTTCGTGTACCATAAACGGTACCGCCATGACCAAGGCCAGCACCGGAAACATCGCCAGCGCATTGTTTTACGCCGTTTTGTCCACAGGGACGACGGCGAACTTTGTTGTCACGATGAACACGACCGCCGGTCAGTGTAACCTTCGGACGTACAGCGTTACCAACTACACATCCACCACCCCTCTTGGCACGAACGTCAGTTCGCGCAAGACGCCGTTCTCGCCGACTACAGTATCGTTCACGAGCCGGATTGGAATGGGTGGGATAGCGGTATGGAACTGCATCGAGCCAAGCACCACCATTGGCGTCAGCGGCTTGATCAACAATGGGCAGTTTGACTACGGTGGCACCGAAGACGGCATAGCCAGCGTCTCCAACTCTCCGGGTGGCACCATATCTGGAACCTTTACTGGGGGCCCGACTACTATTTCTGGTGAAGCCATCCTCGTGGTGTGGGGCTAGACGAGACGTGACCGAGCGGTATCGCTCTGGTATAATAACCTAGACCCGAGACAGGAGGGGACATCATGTTTGGCTTTAGCCCCTTCTCAGCAGCTGCGTTCTCGGCACGAGGCAAAAAAGACGATATCATTGTAGGCGTGGTCGGCGTCTCCGCCGAGGGCTTTATCGGAGACGTCATTGCCCCTGCCGCCGCGCTCCCGACGGGGGTGTCGGCCTCCGCCGATCTTGGCTCCGTCGTAGTTTCCGGGTCCGCCCCCTTCTTCGTTTCCGGGGTGTTTGCAACAGCTGATGTCGGCTCCGTTACGATCCAAGCCAATGCTGATGTAGGTGTCTCCGGCGTCTCCGCCTCTGGTGCTGTGGGCTCTGTCACCATTACGGGTTCCGCGCTCGTGCAGCCATCGGGCGTCTCCGCTTCCGCACAGCTCGGTGATGTCACAGTCACGGCCTCTGCACCTGTCCTCGTTACAGGCGTCTCAGCTGCGGGGCAGGTTGGCACTGCCACCGTCACGGCCTCGGCCCTCGTACAACCAACGGGTATTTCGGGCGCAGGTGTGGTCGGCGCTGTATCCATTACTGCTTCCGCCCTAACCCTTCCAACTGGTGTATCCGCTTCTGGCGCTGTGGGTTCCGTCACCGTCACAGGCTCCGCGGTCGTCATCCCACTCGGCGTCAGCGCCGTTGGCCGCGTCGGGCAAGCCATCGTCTGGGGCAACATTGTTCCCGCTCCGGGGACGGATTGGGACCTCTTGAACCCTGTGCCACCGACGTCTTGGTCTGCTCTCGCCCCTACTCCCGGTTCGGCGTGGACGGGAGTCGATCCAGATGCTATAAACACTTGGACTGAGGTAGAGCCAGCACAGGCAACTATCTGGACAACCGTAGCGGCGTGAGGATGACCTATGCCCAGTAGTTATACTTCGAACCTTGGGATCGAGCTTCCCGCCGATGGTGAACTTGATGGTATCTGGGGCGATGTTGTCAACGACAACATGAATATCATCGACCGAGGTATCAATGGTTCGCTTGTTCTCTCCTTGAGCGGCACGACGTCAACCCTGACGACCTCTGATGGCGCTCTGTCCAACGGGCAGTACAAAGCACTGATTTTGGGTGGGAGTCCGAGCGGAACGCATACCATCACCATTGCCCCTAACGACGCCCAGAAGATTTATTATATCTACAATCTGTCTGGGCAGTCAGTCGCCTTCACTCAGGGCTCTGGCACAACGGTGACTATTGCCACCGGAGACACGGCCATCATCTACGCCAACGGCGGCGGATCGGGCGCAGGGGTTGTGAATCTGACCGATAACTTCGCCATGAACTCGGTGAAGATCACCGGGGGTACGATTACCGGCATTACCGATCTTGCCGTGGCTGACGGTGGTACCGGCGCGTCGGATGCCGCAACGGCCCGAACTAACCTAGGTCTCGGGACAATTTCAACTCAGAGCGCCGCTTCTGTTGCTATTACCGGCGGCACTATCTCCGGCATTACCGATCTTGCCGTGGCTGATGGTGGCACTGGGGCATCTACCGCTGCGAACGCGAGAACAAACCTTGGACTGGTTATCGGCACAGATGTGCAGCCCTATGACGCAGAACTCACGGCGATTGCCGCCCTTGCTGTCACTGATGGCAACTTCGTTGTTGGTAATGGTACGACTTGGGTGGCCGAAAGCGGGGCCACGGCGCGTACCTCACTTGGCCTTGGAAGCATTGCCACGCAGGCGTCCTCGTCTGTGTCCATCACTGGCGGCTCTATCACAGGCATCACTGATCTTGCTGTAGCTGACGGAGGTACTGGCGCTTCTGATGCGGCGGGGGCAAGAACCAATCTCGGTCTCGGGACAATGGCAACACAGGCCTCCTCGTCTGTGACCATCACCGGAGGCTCAATCACAGGCATTACCGACCTTGCCGTAGCCGACGGTGGTACCGGTGCATCCGATGCAGCGACTGCGCGCACCAATCTCGGGGCACAGGCTACGATCACTGGCGGCGCAACCACCATCACGTCGTCCAACTTGACCGCGTCACGCGCTCTTGCGTCCGACGCCTCCGGCAAGGTCGCCGTGAGCGCCGTGACGTCCACGGAGCTTGGCTATGTCTCTGGCGTGACATCTGCCATCCAGACGCAGCTCGACAACCGGGTTACGGCCAATGCTGACGATGCGCTGACGGGTGGCTACACCACCACTGCGGACAACGATGGCACGATCTCCTCTGGGACTTATACTCCGACCCCTTCCGGCGGAAACATGAAGCGCATCGTCAACGGCGGCGCGTTCACGCTGGCCGACCCTACGGCAGCGGGTGATTACACGCTGGTCATTCAGATCACCAACAGTGCAAGTGCCGGGGCCATCACGCTGTCAGGGTTCAACAAGACCACAGGATCAGTGTTCACGACGACGGTTGGGGATGACTTCTTCGTCTACATCACGAAGTGCAACGGCTTCACCCTCGCAAACGTGGTGGCCCTGCAATGAGCTTCCCCCTGATGCCGAATATGACGCCCACGCTAACGCCCGGCACTCGCTGGGCCGGTGTTTCTGCGCCAACTGCGGACAACCTGCGAGGCATCGCTGTGAACGAGAGCGGCAGATGGGTTGTGGCATCTCAGGGAGCTGGGCGGTCTTACTATTCTGACAACTACGGCTCGTCGTGGACTGTTGGCGGAACCATGACCAATAGCACCGCCATGTACGGCATGGTCTACGGTGAGGGGCTGTACGTCGCCTCTGCCGGGACCAGCGGTCAAACTATCTACACGTCACCTGACGGCGTGACGTGGACCAACCGCTTCAACCCCGGCGGCGGGGCAGGCTGGGACATGTACCAACTCATCTACAACGATGGGTATTTCACCCTTGGCGTCGATGACGACAACGCTGTTCTGTTCGCATCCGCCGCCGGTACGTCATGGTCGGTAAGCGCCCATCTAAGCACTGCCATTTGTGTGTCTGGTATCTACGTCTCGTCTCTTGGTCGAACATTCGGCACAACTAACGGCGGAGTGTATAAGTATTATAACGGTGTGCCGACCGCAGCGTCTTCGTGGCCTGGCAGCGCCACTGGCGACATGACAGGTACAATTTGGGGTATTGCGTGGTCTCCTACCTTGTCCCTCGCCTGCGCAGTTGGGGCCAACGGGATTTTCACATCGTCCGATCTCATTACGTGGACCCAAAGGTCTTCTGTGACGCTGTTTAGAAACGTGGCGTGGTGCGACACCCAGTTCATCGCTGTTGGAGACACAGGCAAAATATATACCTCTCCAGACGGTACGACTTGGACATCCCGCACCAGCGGCACTTCGGTAAACCTTTACGGCGTCAACTACTACGACGGAGTACTTCTCGTGTCTGGGGATAGCGGCGTAGTGCGAAAATCAGTGGACTGAGGAACAAGATGACCCCTGAAATGCTCTGGAGCGCGGTTTTGTCAGCAGCACTCGGCCTCATCGGCTGGGTGCTGAAGAACCATGTTGAAGAAGTGAAGCGCCTGCAAATCCTGCTGAACCGCACCCGCGAGGAGGTGGCCAAGGAATACGTCACGCGGGCCGACATGCACACAGACATGAACCGGGTGATCTCGCGGCTGGATAACCTCGACAACAAGATCGACAGCATCCTACAGAGGTTGGCCAAATGAGACTAGCACTCGTCCTCTTGGTCGCTGGCTGCGGTCCTGTTAGTGTATCATCAGTGGCCTACACGACGGCCTGCCCGAAAGGTGACAGCCAGTGCGAGATCAGACAGAACGCAGAGACGCTTTACTACATGAGCCATGTAGAGGCCGCCAACGCGCTGATGTGCAGCGGCGAGGCGCGGGATACTATGGGGGCGCTCTGCTCTGTCTACTGATGGCCCTGCCTGCCGCAGCCCAAGTAAATGGCGATCTAAACACCAACAGCGGCAACAACGACAGCACCATCGGGTCAAACAACAATACGAACGAAAGCACTACCAACTACAATGGTGCCGGGTCTGCGCCGTTTTCTACGCCCGTACCGACAGCCGCTGCGCCGACAGTCATGGGCGGCGGCGGCAACGATAGCTGCCTGATCCCGAAACAACAGGCTTTCCAGATCAGCATCTTTGGCCGTGCCGAGGGCAGCATGGAGCAAGACCCCGAGTGCAATCGCCGCAAGGACGCAAGATTATTAGGCACACCGCAAGAGGCTGGCGGTCTTGGCCTACAGGTCAGCGGCATTTCGGTGATGTGCGACAATGCCAAGGTCTACAAAGCGATGGCATTAGCTTCGACGCCCTGCCCGATCTATTCGATTGAGACGGGCAAGCTGCTTGTTGGCCGTGAGGGCTATCTGGCGATGCGTGACAACCCGCATGTTTATGTGGTAGGATACGCGCAAGATCGGTCCTTCTGGGACACCTTCCTGATGATTGGAAAGGAACTGCCCGATGTCTTGCCTCAAGAAAGCAGCGGCCCTACTTTGTCTGAGCGTTTCCGCCGCTCACGCCGATCCGACAATGACGGACCTTCAGGGATCGGCCCAGACAATCCTTGACCAGCTTGCTGCGTCTCAGAGCCTGACGACAGGGGCTGTATATTACGCAGCCAACGGCGAAATCATTGCTCCCGGCGTTATGCAGGATGCGACCATCACCGAGCAAATGCGCCTCAACTACAACTCTGACATTCAGGGGGTGATCGACGCGACTTACTACAACGCCGAGATGTTGTTTCAAGATCAACACGACCAAGCAATGGTCAATCTGGATTCGGCTATCGATACACTCGTTG